TGACTTCTTACCACTAATAGGATCTTGCGTTGCATGAAAAGCTTGAGCAATGTATTGACTATCTGCCGTTGTATCATTACCCACTCGACTAATCCCTGCAGCGCTAGAAGTGAGTGTTGGTGCTTTTTCTGCTACATGTAGTAAGTGACCTGACATAGCAGTTTGGTGATTTAATCTGCTACCACCACACTCTGTATCTAATGCATTGACTACCTCTTTAACAACAAAGGTTTCACTGCCACCACTTAGCGTTCCTCCACATGCTTTGGTTGTTCCTCCGACTGTTGATTGGCGGTATGCTCCAAAGCCTGTTTCAATGTATCCGGGAGGATCTTGTTCCTCCTTTCGGCTCGGTTTAATATCCCTCTGCAAGCTCTCGGACTCAAATAATACTTCTGCTGTAGGTCTCCAGTCTCCAAGGTGTCCGACAACAAACACTCTTCTACGTCTTTGGGCCACTCCGAAGTACTGAGCATCAAGCACCCTGTAGCTGAACCCATACCCGAGTTTGACCAACGCCCCGAGGAAGCTACCAAAGTCCCGTCCTCGTCCTGAACTGAGGACACCCGGCACGTTTTCCCAAACGAACCACTTGGGTCTAAACTTATTAAGTATTCCACAAAAGGTAAGGGCAAGGTTGCCTCTGGGATCTTCAAGTCCTTTTCTAAGTCCCGCAACGGAGAACGATTGACAGGGTGTTCCTCCGACCACAAGGTCAATTGATCCTTCTTCATAATTCCACTCCTTAAATTGAGTCATGTCTCCAAGGTTAGGCACATCAGGATAATGATGCGCCAATACCTCACTTGGAAACTTTTCTATTTCAGAAAAGGCAACAGGCTTCCACCCCAAGGGATGCCAAGCCACTGTTGCTGCTTCAATGCCACTACATAACGATAAGTAATTCATTCATCATTCCTTGGTTTTCTTAATCGTTCTTTGTTTAAGCGCATTTTTGTAATGTGTTTACGAAATAAATCAGGATCACATCCAAGCAATAACATCGCTACATGAAATATTTCATTGTCATGATAGATAAATCGTTTGGCTGGTTCTCTCAATTTATCAGGTACTCGATAACCTAAGTACTCATCTAATGCATTGCGTAGAATCGCTAACACGAGTGCTGCATATGGATCATCATTTACATAACTTCTGACATGTAAACGTTCATACAAAGGGTCGTGCGCTAATGTCTTATCCATTATTCACCCCTCTCTATCTTTCGTAACAAGTCAAGTATGTGATTCTTGATTTCCATCCATACTTGAACGCCTTCATTATTGAGTGTTTTTTCGTTCTCATTCAAGAACTTAGAAAGCTTATCTGTTTTCTCACTTGGCGTTAGTTTTTGATTTGCCTCAATCAAACTTGACATAGTCTTCATTTGTTTTCTTAGATCATCACGATCCTTGACCTCAACTGAACCTTTGCCGGGAAGACTGAGGCTAATTACTTTTTTACATTAGCTTGTTTGACTTGCTCAGCCATGGCGTTAGATTTACGCTCAACACCATCCATCTCATTAGCCGATGCATACTCACCACCTGACAAGCCAATAGCTGAAAGCGCACGTCCAATTGCAGAAGTCTCACAGTTTTCAAGCGCTGAAGTTTTATTCACATAACCTTGACCTCGAATTTCTTCAGCATGACCTGTACCTACAATCATCCCTTCTCTATTTAATATTTTAGCAACCATCACTACTCTACTAGTAGTATCAACAACAATTTCAGTCATTACGGTATATTCAAAACCAAAATATTTTCTAAATGCTTCCATTCGATGGACAACTTGAGTGTATTTTTTACCACCTTTTTGCTCTACACCCTCTGTTTCATTTAGTTTTGCTACATAATCCATACAAGACTTAACAGTCTCCAAAGTTTTCTCTGTCATAATGTTCTCCAAAGTAAGTTTTTAATAATAGTTTTCTTCTGCGTTTATCTACGATCCGTCTTTTTATGATCGCTAAGAATTCAAAATCATCCATTTCTTTTTCTTGTTGCTTGATGTCGTCAAGATATTCTTCTTCTCTTAAGACAGTTTCGTAGTATTGTTGATAATCATCATTCATTACAAGTCCTCCCTATCTCTGATTCTCAATTTAGATTGTCTGACTGTTCGAGCCGGGCGAGGTGGTGTGTACTTCTCAGGTTGAGCCTTGTAATTAATTACGGGCCATGAGATTTTATAACGCCCTGAATGAGCGTATTGACTATCACGCATTTCGTCCATGATGCGAATTTGCAACGCATCAATTTGCTTTTGTTTGTCAGTGATTTCTTCATTCAAAGTAAGGATTTGTTCTGCAAGTGGTTCAAAATCAGGTAGCTCAATGGTGGTTTTTTCTGCCTCATCAAAGACTCTTGATGCTTCGTCAGGCGATTGCATATCGTACCATTCAACTTCTTCATTCGTTAAATACTTGTCAATCCTTCTTTGAAAGTCCATGATTGCATCATGTATTTGAGAGAGTGTCTCATCATCTCTTTGATACACAAACAATCTTAGCGTTGTACCCTTATAAAGCACACATACAACACCTACTTCTGCATGACAAATATCCATTTGAACTTGTAATTGCAATGGGCCACGATAGAGTGGCAATTGATCTGCACTCTCTACTTCATGAGCCGTTAGCTTGGATTCCAGAATAATCTTACCTGACAATTTGATCTTATCTGCGTTGACACAAATAATCCCTTTTTCTAAGTCAGTCATAATTTCCTGGTCGTTGCCATCTATTGTGCCATCAAGGCTACAAGCGATTGGCAGCGTGTCATGTTGATAAGGTTTATCATGTGTAATTTTAGGATTGCCAAGTCCTAAACGCTTACATGCTTCATTCAGAATGATTGGCTCTAAAGTGTTTCCCCAATCCATGCTCTCGTTCGAGATGCCGGGTGGCTCTATGCCATGATTTGCATCCATGACAAGCTTAAGCAATTCATTGCGTGATTGAAACTTTGACAAACCCATGAGTACAGGCACTTGGGATGCACTCAGTTGTTTGTTACTCGTTACTTTTCCTACCATTGTTACCTCCATGTGTAAAAAGATCTATGATTGATTCAACAATCCATAGAATGGTTAAAGACACAAGCGCAAATACGATGTGTCCGAATAAGATTATAAAAAAATCCTTCATTTTGATTTGATGCATTGCTTGTCTATCTTGATATAGACAGAATGCCCCTCTGATACTTGCTCGTAGGTTTTACCATCCTTACATATGTAATCAGGCGTAATTGGATAATACAATTCAAGCAATTGTTGTGCATGTGTTTGAATGTAAGCACCTAGACACGCACCAATAATTAAACCAATGGCAAGAGCTTTACAACCCTTGCCACTGTTATGTTTTTTGTATTCATACATAACTAATCCTCCGTTTTCGTTAAAAGATAATCATCAACTTGACGATCTACCATGGCATCGTGCTTCATTTCCTGTACGATCTCGTATATTTCTTCCTCATCGTATCGCCCATCGCAATCTTGGCATATAAATAATGTTATATCTTCACTAACTTCAGTCATCACCAAGCTACGCATATCTGTAAATTGATTGCATAAATCACATGAACTACTACACATTTTGCACCTCGCTTCCAAATAATAAAATCTTATTGCCTTTGTCATCTAGCTCCCAATCCTCTACATGACTCCAACACAACCCAACCCCTACATCAATGTATTCAACACCCTCAAATTCAATTGTATTGGATGGATCAAGATAATCTTCAATGATCTCTTCATAGCTTAGATTCGTTTCTTCACCAAGCTTCCTGAAGTCTTCAACAATTCTTTGATGAGTTTCTTTTGTCACATATGGACACATAAATCCATTCCATGTATCACCTACCTTATGAATGCATGGATAGATTGGCTCTAGTCCATCTATTGTTGTGATTGAATGTACAAAATTTGACATGATTACACCCCCTTATTAATTGGATACATTGCAAAAGTTGTGGCATATTCCACACGCACATAGGATTTAGGGCGTTTATAGCCTTGATCCTTAGCATTATTGCCACGATAGCGCATTTTATACACGCCCTTGAAGTGCTTTTGAAATGATTTTAAATACTTTATTGGAATGCCTTTGTAGTCTGATTGCTCATCGCTAGGCGATCTATACAATGGCAAAATAGAGTTTATAAAGTCAAGTGATACATCCTCTTGAGATGCACTCACTTTTAGATCTGATAGTTCTTTTTCAAGCTTATATAATTTATTGCTCTTGCTTAAATAGGCTTGTTGTAAACTATCTATACGATCTTGATATTGTTGAAATCTCTCTTGAATTATTGAATTGATCAATTCTGAGAAATCATTATCATGTACTAATTTCATTAATTTTAGATTCATAACATATCCTTTCAAGATTTAAGTTAGTTATTGGTTACAATTTAATGATAACCCCAAAGATATCTAAAGTCAATTAAATATCTTTGAGTTAACACTATTTAATATAATT